GAAGTTTTATTTCATGTTTTGTAAAAACTTCAGCGTCACTTCTGCCGCAGACAAACCACTGAGAAACAAATTTCGCATTTTTTGGATCAAATGGATTTCTGTTTTCATTCAAAAAAAGTCTTTTGAATCTTAAAAGACACAAGTGTTCTTCTTGCGGTTGATCACTAAAAGACAAAACTGGATACTCATCAAATACAATCTGACAAACTTTATCAATGCTGTAGAGCGGACAGTGGCTTTCACTGATTAAAACGAATTTTTCATTGTCTGGATCTTTAAGAGCATACATCAAAAGCCTCACTGTCGCCAAAACCAAAGAGTATTTGCCCCATTCAGTTGCGGTTTTATAATCACTTGGAATCTCAAATCTTTTGAAGTAATCGTTGGATATGGGATTTTTATTGTGAATATACAGATTATATTTATCAGAACGCTCTTCGCAGAAGAATTTCCGCATCAATCCATCCTTCAAAAATGATGAATTGGTCAAAGCAATGAAAGCCACTTTTTTACCCATCAACTCAAGTCAACGCGAATATCCATTTTTGACAGTTCCTCGCATCGATCAATGATATAATCTCGCGCAAGTGAAGGACTCATCTTTCTAAGGCTGGAAACCTTTTTTGAGAAGACTAGAAAATCACCAGTCTGAGGAATTGTTTTCTTGGATTCGTGATCATAGATCAATTCGTCCAAGACCTCATATCGATGATTGAAGTTGATTTTAGCTTCAATTGGATCGATAGTAGTATTGCCAACGACATATCGAAAAATATCGTTGGCGTTAATTTCTACCTTCTCGCTCACTTGTTTCGAACGTCGAAGACCACTTCAGAAGATGTTTCCTTGCCATCTTGAAGCACATGCTCAACAACATACCCGCTGGTTCGCTTCGCGCAATCCTTGGCCCAACCAAAACCGCCCGCCAGTTGATTACTGTAGGACTGCTGATAATTGCCACGATGGTCGTAAACCCTGTATCGGATGTTCTGATTCATTTTTTTTTGTTTATTTAGTAGTTTGTTGTTATTTTAGTTTGATTGCTGCGGTTTATTGTCGCCTCAATCGTTGTCGAGATCACTGTATTCTAAAATGTTGCCGCCGTCAAGAACAAATTTCAAATTTTTGTAGAGAATTAAAAAGTAATTTCAATCCCAATCTTGCCCACGTTCACATTGTCGCTGATGTAGCCTTTGATGATGACAGTGTTTTTATTTACAAAGAAAGTTTCGGAAATTTCAATGATGTGTTTTTTGCCATCAATAAATAATTCGTGCATTTTATGCTCCAAATGTTTAATGTCAAATTCGATCTGCTGAGATAGTGAAAAATGGGAAAGACTATCGCTGATGCCAATAATTTTTGCTTTCATTGTATATATTAAAAAGTATATTTAAAAGTTTCAATATCGCGATGAAATATTTCTTCGACTAATTTTCGCGATTTGTCGTTGTAGTATTGTCTATAGTGCTTATGTTCTGTAGAATTTACATGAGGCAGTTTTGCTGGGATGTGAGTAACTCTCAAATCCAAAAGCATCTGCTCAAACGATGGCTGAAGATTTTCAAAACGAAGAATTTGTTTTGGCTGGAACGCTCCAGACATCCATTCCATTTGATCTTGAATAGGAAAAAAATCAGCAGCTTTATTTGAGAATTTTTCTTTTGTAATGTCGCAAAACTTTTCGAACGAGGGCTCTTCTTTTAAACCAAATAGTTTCCAGATTTGCATCTTATTAGCGAATGAATACATAGATACAAATCGATCCCAAGGATTTCTAACTATCGCAAAAGAATAATAATCAGAACATTTGACTGGTAGAATGCTGGCAATCTCAGAAGGCTTTGCATGAGTAGGATCAAACCACCCCTTATACAAAGGCTTGTTCACGTTCTTCATAAAAGAAGAACTGTATTTATTAACTAAGTTAAAAGCGCCCAAATGTTGGTAAACTGAGGTGCTGGCATTTTTAGGGATTCGAATAAAAATCAAATGCAGCACCCATTTACGATCAAAGTTTGGCAAAAAATACTCGTTCATTACTTAACAACGACAGTATATTTGATATTCTGTAGAATGTCTGACATCTTGATTAATGAGAGCAAGTCTTGGCGACCTCTGCGTTGATAGCCAGTGTATAGAGGCATTGCTACATCAACATTCAATTTAGTAAGATCGCAAAGTCTTTCGCACAATCTGGCCAATAGCTTTCGATTAACCATAACGAAATCATTCTCGCGTTCGAATGCAATTAAATCGGCGGCTCCATAAAGCCATCCTCTTTTGCCAGCCACATTCTTGAACTCAATCCACAATAGCTCATCATTTACGCTATCGTCTTTACGCTTCACCTTCTTTCGAGATTTAACTTCTACAGAGAACTTTAGATTGTCGGAAGTCTCAATATAGAAGTCAATATGCTTGAATTGCTCCTGCCTAGATGATTCCGTAATCTTCGATCCACCTTTTTGAATAGCGGTAACGAAGCTAGACTCTGCGTTTTGTCCTAAAGCGAACGAAGATCCTGTTGTGTCATATTTATTTCTATAAGCCATTATGTATTCCATAATACAACAATTTCTTGATTGTCAAGAATAATTCGTATATTTGGGTCTTTTTTGCTCAAAAAATTCATGAAATGTTTTAGTTTATGCTTTCTGGTTATTTGAGCGCGGAACGTCCGTATTTCTGGATGCGAGTCTCTGAAGAACAAGCGAAACTTTTTAAAGTTTTCGAGGAACCCAAAATGATCGCCAAAAATAAATTCTATTTCTAGGTTTTGATTATCTCTTCTGACAGCAATGAAGAGTTTTACTTCGTTGTTTACGGTCCCCAAATACACCTCGCAAATCTGGAATAAAAATTCAATATATTCTTTGATTTTAATTATTGACGCAGTTCTCGATGGTAAATGGCAAAAATCATAAGGTTTCGATTTAATGCAATAAGATATGAACTTTTCGCTTATTTCTTTAGTCGGTTGGTTTATTCGTTGAAACTGCATATGTATTTAATTATAATATGGTGTAAAATAAAACATGGGACAAGGACAAGATAAAATCGCACTCAGCTTGCTGGATTTACAACCTACAGCTATTGTAGAATTATTTCTGCTATATTTCAATACTATTGATAAAGAAGGTGTTTATATTGCATTTCATGGTGGATCTGTTTTTTCGAGAGGTATTAAATGGCAGGGTGTTGAATACCTACCTGTTCCAGTTGAGTCTGAAGGATTTGAGGTAAATGCGAATGGCCAAATGGCTCGCCCAAAAATCAGAATATCCAATAAAGATTACTTCATGACTGATTTGTTATTAAACAATCATGATTTGCAATTTGCCAAGATCGTTAGAAAAAGAACCTTCGTTAAGTATTTAGATGATGCGAATTTTGATGGTGGCAATCCTTGGGGCCAAGCAGATGCATCCGCCGAAGTAAGTAATGATACTTTTGTCGTAAGTCAAAAAACAGCAGAGAATAAAACGTTTGTAGAGCTGGAACTCACTTCTCCTCTTGACTTAGATAATTTTGATATTAATAATCGTTTGATTTTATCTCGTTATTGTTCTTGGTATTATAGAGGTAATGGTTGTAAGTATGCTGGCCCTCCTATTGAAACTGAAGACGGCAGAAAAATAAATTACAGCGGTCAATGGAATTTAATAAAAGATCCTTGGTTTATTGGTAAATACTTTGAAAGTGGCGAACTCACATATATAGAAAATAAAAAAATCATTGTTGATGGCAAGCCAGCTAAAGTTTGGTATGTTTGTCAAACGGGCCATTCTGCTTCTTCGCAATACCAGCCTGGGTCTAATGATACATATTGGCTTAGAGATGGCTGTAATAAAAAATTAGACGGTTGTAAAAAAAGATTCCAAAACGCCCCAATATGGACATCTAACACAGTTGGTGAATCTATTACTAACAACTATGTTGATTTCTCTCATAAAGCTGGCTACAATGCTTACAATAATATTGCGCCATTGGCTTCAGTTACTGCATCTAGCGAGTATTCTATTTCTTATTCCGCCTCTAACATTAATAATTTACAAACTGGAAGTTTTTATTCTTGGCAAAGTTCTGGAACCAGTGCGCCCGATCCTTGGGTGTCTTTACAATGGAATTCTCCAAAAACAATTGATAGAATTGATTTATATGATCGACCAGAAACTTATTCAAATTTTAGCGGAGCGTATATCACTTTTTATAACGGAGCAAGTTTAGTAAAGTCTGGTATTCTTTCGAATATACCAACCAATGGATCAAGAATAACTTCTGGATTCTCAAGTGATCCTGTTACAGTAACATCTATTACAATCAGTGGCAGCGGATGCAATGGCGCTTATCCTGGACTTTCAGAAGTTTGTGTCTTTGAGCCTACTGGTCTAGGTTTATACAACACAAGCTTTCAAGCAGACAATATTTCTTCCAAGGATTATTGGCAGTTATCTAGCTGGGTTCAATTTCCAAATGGCATTTCTCAATCAAAACAATATACAAACGTCCTTCATAACGTAAAATCTAATTGTCAATCTAGCGGAATAAACCTATATCTTTCTGGTGTTGGCTCAAGTCAAGAATTAATCCTCGATTTTGCTACCGCATATTTAACTGGAAGTTTAACATCAAGTGGTTATGCAATTTACCCAAGACAACTATCAATAAAATGGTCTGCTCAAAATATGAATCCTTTTCATATTTTTTGTTCTGGTGGAACATCCACAGGAACAAGACCAACAGCTTTTAAAGAAGGATATATTTCTTTGTCTGGAGCGGGCCAAATAAAAACTTTTACTATTGCTCCTCCGAGCGGAAAAGTCGTGACTAGGGGAAATACAACCGTCGCTTCTGGAGAGTTTTTTGTTTTCAAAAATACCGCATTCAATAATGGAATGGGAGATCTAAAATTTGGTATTAATGATTGGCAGTTTTCTGAATTATTATCTACTCCTAGTTTTAACGATGGAACTCCAGAATCAAATTTAAAAATAACAAGTAACATAAGACTTGGTTCTACAGCTATATGGACTGGCAGTTTGGATTACGGAAGAACAGAATTCTTTAATCGAACCGACGAAAAAAGCACTTTTAATAATAGTGTTAATGTTGGATTAAAGCCAAGAAAATATTCAGAACTGCAAGATAATCATAAAATTGGTTTATATGATTGGTGGGGTATGAATTTAAGCGATTCCGCTCCATATGAAATAACAGGAGAAAACGTTTCTACAAGAAAAATTATTTTGAGTGGACAATATACGGGAAGTATGGATTATAGTGATACAGTTATTTATTACGCAAATTCTAGTGCCGACTCACCACAAACATTCGTATCTTATTTGCCATTTGGTGGATTCCCTGGAACTGAAAAATATGGAAGATAAAATTACATCAAAATCTATAAACGATATTAAAGATTTTATTATAAATCATTCTATTCGCAACTTTAACAATGAGATTTGCGGATTTATTGGTTTTGATGAAATCGAAAAATGCTTTGTTGTCACATTAGAAAAGAATGAATCATCTGATCCAAGATCATTTTTTAGCATAAATCCAGCTAGTTATTTGAAATTCAAAAATCAGTATTCAATGCTTTCGATTTTTCATAGTCATGTAATTGGAGATGAGAATCCATCTGATTTTGATATTAGAATGTCCGAAGCATCATGCTTGACATTTACGATCTTTTCTATTAATTCTCGCAAATTTTATATTTATGAGCCTAAAAATAAAGATTATGATGTAAACATACTAACAAGGTTAAAAGGAAAAATTTTATGACGCTAATAAATTTACACGGCATTCTTGGGCATGAGTTCCAAAGCTCAATGTTTTTTAAAATAAAAAAACCAAAGGAAGTTATTGAGGCTATTAGTTCAAAATTTTCACTTTTTAGAAAAAGGATGAATGAATTAATTGAACAAGGCATTCATTACAGCATCTTAGTCAACGGCGAAAAAATTGAAAATATCAATCAATTAGATATTAGCAATAGCCCAGAACAAATAGATTTGGTTCCTGTTATTTGTGGAAGTGGCGCTGTGGCCCTTGCCGTGGTCGGCGCTGGACTTATGTATGCTGGAGCTACAGGAGCAATTTTTGGATTTAGCCTTGGAGCCGCCGCCACTCTTGTAGGTAGCATTGGATCAATGATGGTCAGTATGGCTCTTCAAATGATGCTCGCACCAAAACCAGACATGCAAAAAACAGAAGCTACAGTGAGTGGAGCCAAACAATCTTTCTTGATAAGCTCCAAGGCTAATTTGGCAGAGCAAGGAAATCCTGTTCCCGTTGGATACGGAAGATTAAGAGTTGGATCTTCTGTGATTCAAACTACAATAAAATCATATCCTCAAAATTATAATACAACAGACTCTCTTGTTGGAACTAAAAATACCAAAGGAGCCGTAGTCACAAATAGCAGATAATAATGAAACACTTATTTAATAAAAAAATCTTACAAGGAGGTGGTAAAAGCAAACCAAAGCCACAACCAGCAGTTTTGCGTCCACCTGAAATTGGTAATTTCCAAATTTTAAATTCATACAGCGTGGTTGAAATGATAGATTTGATTTCTGATGGTCCAATCGAAGGATTAGTTAATCAAAATGGACAAGTTTTAGAAGATGGCCAAAGTATTTTACAAGGTGTTTATTTAGATAATACCCCAGTCCAAGTCACAAATCCAAGATTTGAAGAGTATGCTAATGAAAACAAAATATTTCATATTGATATACAAAGTGGATTAAATAAATTTGGAGATACATTTTATGATAATAATTCAGAATCATATAAAAAATATAAATTTCCATTTGCTGGAACGGTTGCACCAGCGATACTTTATACAGCTATTCAATCAAATTTATTAATGGCTAAATTTGATGATGGTGGCTCTAGGAAAAGCCAGTTATATTCTCCCTTAACAAATTCAACAATTGGAAAAGCTGGAAATGGATGGATGTGGGTTGGAAATCCGACTCAATCAACAGCTATTCAATATTTTCAAACACTCGCTAAAGATCTTGAAGTTCATTATACAAAAAGCTCCCTATTTGCTGCTGGAACAATATTAAATGATCTTGAGACGGGAATAAAGAATGAAAGAGAAAGCTCTTCCAGCAATGTTCCTCAACAAGAATCAATAACAAAAGCTCAAATAAAATTAGAAAATTTCAAAAATCAATATTTCGATCCAAAAAAGAATTCATTCGATTGGAAATCTAAGAATGACATTTTTTTTGTTGTTAAAATTGGATCAAGAGCATTAAAACAAAACGCTAAATGGGACCAAGCTAATAATTCTTCAGCAATAGATCCGACAGATTCAAAAAAATTAGTCGATGTTTCTTTTTATTTGAATAATTTTGAAAAATCTTTTCCGTCCTCAAGTATAACAAAAATTATAGTTCCATCAATAATAACTAATTCACCAACTGACTCAAAATACAACAGCGAATTATTTGGTTGTGTTATATTTAAGTTGAATAATTATTCTTCTTATATCGAAAAAGGCGCTCCTGCTTATCAATATTTTTATAAAATCAACATTGATAATACAATCCCTTTCACTAATGAAGAAATACCACTGACTCTTTATAAAGAGCCTGAATCAAAAAATTTCTCAAAAGCTAATAAGTATAATTTCTTAAATGTCGCTTGCGAATTTAAAGATGGATCAGAGGATCAAATTCCTCTGGAGCATTTTAAAAATATTTTTATTGATTATGATTATAATTCTAAATTGCTTGGGCCATTTAGAAATGCAATTGCAGTTCAAAGATTGATTGATCTTAAAACTAAAAATACTAGCGAACCAAATTTGTCAATGTTGTTGTCTCAGGCTATTACTGACGGAGACGGATCTAAAGACGAAAGAGATCTTGTGGTTGGCAAAAATGCAAAAAACCAACCCGAAAATTATTCAGATTGGAACGCTGTAAATTCTTTTGATGAAGAAGCTATAGCAATAACTCATACTATTGAAAATTCAAACACAACATCTTTTTATGTTACACTTGCCATTTCTTCATTGAGTGACACTGTTGAAATTGATAAAAGAAGTGATTGGGGATCATCTATACTACCTGATTCAAGTAAACTTGTTAGAGCTGGATCAAAAATCCCTTCTATAGTTAATTTTAAGATTGAATATGGTAAAATAAACAATGGTCAGATCGATGATACGAGCAAAATAATTAAGATCTTTTCTGTTTTAGCTTTGATTGAAGGTCAAATGTTAATTGATTTGGGCGCTCCAGAGTCTAAAATAAACTCCAATTTAAAAGACGCAGTAAAAGAATTTAATTCATCTGATTCTTCACTAAAATCAATTGAAGAAAATATTGTTTTCAAACTACCCGCGCTACAAGATGGAGAAGATCCAACTTCAACAAAAAGATACGTAAAAATAACTAAATTATCAGCCGAAACAAATTCCATCTTAATAAATAAAGACATCTATGTTAATAAAATTACAGAAATTGTTGAAAGCAACTTATCTTATCCTTTTTCATCATTGTTAGGTATTAAATTGGATGCTAGATCTTTTAGTTCTGTTCCAGAAAGAAGTTATGATTGTAGATTGAAAAAAATTCAAATACCTAGTAATTATACTCCTTTGAATCCTGATGGATCAGATAAAAGATATATAGAAAAAGCTTCAGATTATAATTCAAGCAATCAAATTTATGCTGGAGATTGGGGTGGCGAATTTAAAGAAGGATGGACTGATAATCCAGCTTGGATTATATACGATCTGTTGACCAGCAAAAGATATGGTCTTGGCTCTTATATTGACGAGTCCCAAATCAATAAATGGGAGTTATACAAAATTGCTCGCTTCTGTGATGCAGTTGATGATAATGGGTTCTTTGTTGGAGTTTCAGACGGTGTTGGTGGGTTAGAGCCAAGATATTCATGCAATATTGTATTCAGAGAACAAACTAAAATATTTGATGCTATTAATGTGGTTGCTAGTTTATTTAGAGGAATTGTCTTTTTCAGCAATTCAGAAATTCATTTCTTAGACGATAGACCGAGAATTCCTATTGCCATTTTCACTAACACCAATGTTAAAGACGGGGTATTTAATTACACAAACTCAAGAAGAGATCAGCAATTCAATACCGTAGAAGTGGCATATTTAGACAGGTTCGATAACTATCAAAGCAAAATTGAATACGTTCAAGATGAACCAGATATTAGAAAAAGAGGAATCTTCAAAACAACAATCAATACTTTGGGTGTTACTTCTAGAGCCATGGCAAGAAGAATCGGCCAACATATTATTTATCAAACAATCAAAGAAAATCAAGGAGTTGAATTCCTCGCTGGCTTAGAATCTTTATTATGCCGACCTGGAGATTTAATAATCTTAGAAGATGAATTAAAAACCAGAGCCACAAATTACGGAAGAGTTCTTGATATAAATGTTGCTGAAAAATCTTTAACTATTGATAATACTTTTGTAAGTGCAGAAATGAATAATACTATTACTGTTTATACTCCTACTGGGTATTCTACCAATAACGAATTAAATGCTTTGGCGGATACAGAAAGAAGCAGAGTCGATTATTTTTATATAAAATTTATTTTATTAATCGTTAATTCATTAACTGGTCGCTATTATTTCTCTGGCTATAGCGAAAAAATTATAAATACTCAACACCTATCTGGGATTCAGTATCCATTATATACTGGAAAAAGCACATCCCATAATCAAAATCTCTATTGTTATTATAATACAGGGTATACAGGATTTGTTTTATCAACTGGTAGAGCATTTCAAGACAATAACTTATATGATAAAGTCATAACCAATACAGGATTGTCAGATATTTTTGATATTTCGGTTGAAACAGCCAGCTATGAGAAAACAGGATTCATTTATGATACAGCGTCTGGAAATAGAAGAGGATCTTCTGGAGACATATCCGCATCATTTAAATTCTATCAAAACGAAGGTTATAGTGGGCCTTTGCTATCAGAAGTAGAAAACGCTAATCATCCTCAAATCACACGATTTATTTTATCTGGATCTACTGGATTAGATTTCGGATCAAGAGTATATATTAGCAGCGGTGATGTTAATGCGAATTTGGTATCAAAAATTGCTGCTGGAAGTCCATACAGATTAGAAAGAAAAAATGCAAGCGACCAAATCTATAAAATCATTTCAATAAGAGAACAAAACCAAAATGAATACTCGATTGTCGCAAGCAAATACAATACTGGTAAATTTGCAGAAATCGAAAACTTTATTGCAGAAGATTTTATGCCAGCTACTTATTCTACTGGACCTATAACAATCAATAATGTGCAAATCACAGAATTGCCAGCACCAAGCGGAATTACTTTTTCTGGAGAAGATTTAGATTCCGATAGATTTTCTTTAAGAGCATCATGGAGTGGAGACTCACGTAGAGATGGAACAAAGGTTGAAATCTATAATTCTGTTTACAATGAATACCATGAATACATTGCCAATAACTCTTCTACAAGTTATTTATTAACTGGCCTTCAGTCTTTGGGACAGTGGAAACTAAAGTTAACAACTTTGGGAAATAATAGTAATTATTTAAATTCAATTACCAAAGAAACTGGAACTTTTATTGCATATACTGGAGCATTAACACAAATGGAGCAACCAGCAATTACTAACTTTTCTATCACTTAATTTATGTATGAATTTGACACATCGTTTAATGTAGACACTGGCGATTTCAGCAAAGTGTTTTCTGGCAGTGGAGTGCATCTTAATAAAGATGTTTCTTTTTCTTTTTCTTTGATGGACCATCAGTTAAACACCATTGAAAATGATCAGCAATTGATTGAAAATCCGCTGATTAATAATTTGGCTTTTGATATTTTAGATAGCGGAGGCAACGTTGTATTCCCAAATTATCTTTCTGGAGGAACTAGCAGATCAATTTATATTTCTGAATCAGCAAATCGTAGCATTTTTGGTAGATACACAAAAGATTTTGGAGTTAGAGTCCGAATGTCTAATTATCTTGACGATAAAATATCCACTGGAGAATTTTATGTTTATGGAAATGTTCCATCTGTAGGCTCTCCAATATACGTATCAGATGGTGAAGAACCTTCTGGTTCGGATCTATCTCCAGAAGTTAAAGTTTTTGATGAGATTGTTGTTAATTTAACATATCAAAACAATTTAAAATATATAAACTTTGAAAGATATGATATTTACGCCTCAACAGGAAATGATATTATTCTTTACGAAGATCCATCTATTCCACCAAAAAATAATCCAGATTTCATCTACTCGCAAAATACACAAAACATTCAAGATATTTTCACTCTTAGAATCAAACCTTTTGGATTAGATTATAATGTTCCATACTATTTCAAAGTGGTTCCATACTCTTCATTAGGATCTGGCAGTGTTATTTCTTTTGGCCCGAAAATCTTCTCAAAAGAGACACAAACAATTGATAATGTTATTGTGTCTAGTAATGAATTCGAATTGTTTGATGGTGAGGAGGCTATGAATTTAACTTATAAAACTGGAGTAATTACTGGCGCACCTCTTCATGTGATTGATTATATTGAAACTGGGCTTTACCATACTTTAGCTTATACAGTTGAAATTCAAACTGGAGAGCGCTTCTCATCTTCAGAATTAAAATTGGTATTGAATGACGAAGATCTATTCTTATCACAAACAGATATAAACAACGATGGCCAACTGATTTACTCAGTTGGCACATCTCCACCTTATTATGTTTTATATGTATCTGGTTTAGACGAGTCTGTGGAATCTTCAATATCAGGTCTATACAAGATCTACAAAACATCAATCTGATTGCATCAATTTAGAAAGATGCTCCAAGAACACAGGCTTTGCGTCTTTCGAAAGCCTTGTGTAAACCTTTTTTGCTCTTCGATAATTGCGGCGACTGATCGCGTCTGTCGGCGGAAGAATTCTTCTGATTTTTTTTGCTGTTTTGTTATTCATAATTTTCCTACGTATGTGATTGTATCTTCTAATAGACCGATTTTCTGGTAAAAAGATTTTACTTTTTCATGCTTTGGATGAGAAGTGACGGTGGACATGCTGATATATTTAAAGTTATTCTGCTTTGCGAATTTTACCGCAGTTCTGAATAATGAATATCCTGTTTTTGGGTTTTTAGATAACCAAAGATATTCTGAAAATATCAACTCGCCAAACTTTGCATTCTTATCATTAAAAAACATGATGCAAGAATCAAACTCGCCACCCTCCTCATTAGCCCAAACAAACAAGTCCCAAGCTAATACAGAAGGATGGCTGAATGACGCTTTTATTGTTTCGGCGTTGTGCCGCAATAATTGATGTCCCTGATTTTGATTTTCGTATTCGAAAAGACGATCTAAACCATCAATCAGCCTATTAAATTCTGCTGGATTAGTTATTCTTTTGATGCTCATTGATTATTTTAAGCAAAACGCGAGCGGTCTTTGCAGAAATATCCTTGAACTCTTTCCAATTTTTAGCTTCTTCCAAAAGCTCAAGAATAGGCTTATCTTGTTCTTCGTTAGCCTTCTTCCAGAGGGTTCTCAAGAATGTCTTAAACTCTTCGAAAGACTGAAGCTTCAGCTTCTCATTGACTGCCTTCTCAAGAGTTCCCTGCGCACTAATTGGTAGAGCATTAGAGACAATGAGATCTCCAATATCTGCCACTCTATTTTTTGATTTATCGATTTCGTCGGCTCCCACAATATGAATATTTAAAAAGTTTCTTACGCAACGGACAAACGCTCTGTTGCAAGCGATAGTCTCCAAGAACTTGAGGCAAAAGTCATCTGTATTATCAGCAGTGGCATTCGCGACATCTTCAAATTCAACAAGGTCGTAATTGGTTTCGTAATTACCGATCCATTGGATCTTGCATGTAGCAAAAACATAATTTGCGCCAACATGTGAGACATTATAGGAAACCTTTCTAAAGCCGCGTAGCTTTGCCAGTTCTTTGATTCCTGCAAGCATAATCAATAGTTGCTTGTCATCTAAGCCTTCAGTTGATTCTGGCACAGGCTTCTTACGAATATCAAACCAGTCCTTATTTGGGTAAAGGAATTCTGGCTTGATCATGGCCCGCCAATTAATAGAGCCATCTTCGTTGAAAACGTAATCTGTAGATGTGATTAATCCGTATGAGTTTCTATCGTATTTATCCATTGGATTTTGCGGATGCGCAACCAATGCTTCGTTACTTTGTTCGTTCGTAGACATAAAAATGATTTAATTCTTCTAGTAGGGTTTCATTATCCTCTAAATTAAAGTTTTTGTCAATGAAGTTTTTTTGTTGTTGCCAATGATATTTACTCGGGTATTTTTGGTTATTGGCCAAAATAGTTTTGGACGAATTAAAATATAGTTTAGAAAAATCAGAGCAATCTTCAGGTAAGTCTTTTTTGCTGGTTTTGAAATACAATTGAACAGGGTAATCAAAGAATTTATTTCTCATTTCTGGAAGGTCATCTTCGTTCTCAACCAATAATGTGATTGGTATTCCCAGCGATGAAAGATCCCTTAGATACTCTTCCGAAATCGCAGAATCTTTTGAAACAATAAATGAGATGCCCTTTATTTTTTGAGCAAATGATTGACAAAAATCCAGCGGCAATAATTTCTCAGAGAAAATCGCATAGCTGTTTAAGAAGTTGCACCAGTATCCAATGAAATTCCCGTCATAGCCATAATCCAATCGAAGAAATACTGTTTGATTTTTAAGGTCTTCAATCGGTTGGAAAAAATCTGGAACGATTTCTACTACTCTATTTGTATAGTAGTTACCGATAAATTTCGTCTTCAGTGGAATTGCGCCATTGATGTTGAGAGATTTTAATATTTCTGACGCAATTTTTTCTGGATTGATTTTGTTAATTGAATCATTCGCATCTAAAGAATTTAAGCTAGGCTTTACTTTCCAAGGAGCTTCAATATTAGTTTGATTCTTGCTCCAATAGCCGCGAGAAATATTAGAGTAAACGTTTCCGAAAAGAGTAACCAACGGAACGTTTATCGAACTGGCATAATGAGAAAAAACATTGTCAACGCCAATATGCAGTTTTGCTTTAGAAATGATGTAGGCTGTATTTTTGAAGCTCAACCCCAGCATTCTAGCGTCTACATTATTCAACATCGGGCTTTTTGGCGATCCAACTTGAATCACCTTGATGCCTTTTGCATTTAAAAAGTTTTTAATCATATCTATTACAATCTCATAATATTTATAATTTTTAGAAGCAGCTTGATCTTCTAAAGAAATTGTAATGTATTCATCAAATACCAATGGCCAAAAGTGCCTCGATACTATCGGTTTGGAGATTTTTACTCCAAGGTTTTTTGCATATTCTTCAATTAAATGGCTCATTGTAAAGTGAATTGAGTTTTGTCTTTTCCGTTATGGATATAGGTAACGTGTTTTTGGGTAGTGACTGTTGGGAAAAATGCTAAATCAAAATAGCCTTCATGATCAGCAACACCCTCAAGAATGGCGGTATTGTCAATCGATTCAGAGTAAGGAATGCATTTATGAACAAAAATATTATCTTCAATCAATTCAAAATACTGAGGTTTGGTGATGATGTATACATTATGGTTGGGGTATTGTCTTTTCAAATTTTTCACCAACGCATTGATCATTAAAACATCTGTAGCTGATTCAGGAATCACTACCGCAATTCTTCGACCCTTATCGTCTTTGTCTAAAACGTCTTCAAATTCAATTGGAGCTTGTTGAACTTGTGAGGCGATTTTTACGAAATGTTCGTATAGAGCTTGCTTGGTAAGACCCTTGGCCATTTCTCCCATCCAATATTTTGTTGATGTGTGATTGCGATCCACATTTTCATTTACCATGTTTTTATGAAGGTCAATAATAAATGCTTCATTTGGCAGCGCCATGTCTGCTTGATATTTTGGATTGAATTCTTTTGGCTTCATTTCGAAGTCATAATCGACTTCTGGCATCGCATCGATGATTTCCTCAAGCTGTTTGCCAATCGCTTCGATTGAGCAGGTCTGCTTGACGAACTCTCGCGCTCTGATGCCCCATGACGCTCTTTCAATCGATGTCATGCCATAAACTCTCAAAAGCTGATCGCAGATGCTCTGAGGGCTTGTAGAGGCTTTTATGAATTGAGTTCCTGGTTCTCGATATTCAGACCACTGAAGCGGTAAACCAGCGCTGTCTTCATTGCAGTAGTCTTCGCCGCAGGAATAATCAGTGACAAGTGTGATAAGCTCTGCCAATTTGGCTTCTTGGATTGGAATTTCTTGACCTCCGCTAGTGAAAGGGTGGCAATACACATCCATAAGATTGTAAATTTGATTAAGTTGTTCTTCATTAACTCCTTGATTGATATTTGTTGTGTTTACTGTTTTTTGCGATCCGCAGAATCGGCAATTAAGTTCTTGGCCAGAAAAGGATTTTATTTCATACTGTTTACATTTTGAGCAGAAATAAGTGGTTAGAATGTCATTTGGATTGATTCCCTTTTCTTCAATAAGTCTAGGAATGTCCCAACCCTCAGACCAATGAGTATGAAGCAATAGTTTTGCCTGTGGAACTTGTTGTTTGAAAAGTTTAAAACCGTCTAATAAATTAGGAACGCTTTTTCTAAGTTGATTACGGAAAACGAAACCAATGATATACTCATTTGATAGGCCGAATTTTTGTCTTAGAGATTCTCTTTGTTGATCATCGAATCTGTAAAATTGATTTGCATCAAGACTACCGCGAAGAGTCTTCACATGATCGTATCCAATTTTGTTCATTGCCTTCTCGGCAAAAGAAGCCCATACATAGTAATTTTTGATTTTTGGAGCAGCATCAATAGCTGATTGCAAGATTGGCAAACTGTCGAGGGTAGTCCAAATCATTGTGTTGATCTTATCCCACCAAGGCTTTTGGTAAAAGCCGTCGAACGCCCAAATGTCTTCAATACCAATATAAACATCAGGCTTGAATTCTTTGATTGCTCTGTCGATTGCCATTGCTCCATAGCCAGCGGCTCTTTGTTGGTTTGGATCTTTTATTTGCATAAAAGTGTTGGCATCTGGAAGCGATCCTACGCATTTCCACGGCATTCTATCCATTTCGGGATCTTGCCAGTGGCGACCATTTGCCAATTCCACAATATTATATTTACCAGTGCTAAAAAGATAACGCAGGATATTTTTCTTGTGTTTTCCAAAACCAGTAAAAGCTTTGCAGAAATTACTATGTATGAGTATCGTTTTTTTATTCATTAGGCTTTGCAGCATTATAACTGTTAGCTGCTCTAAAATCAAAAGTTTTTGCGAGCATACCTTTGAAAAATTCTCTTAGAGCATAAGCCTCTCCCATTTCCATTCCAATGCCGAACTTTGCGGCAGAGTTCTTAGTGACGGTCAAAGAAAAAGCTTTGGTGCCATTTTGTTTGGTATAAGGCTTGAATGAAATAGTAGTCTTGTTATCTTCGTAGGTATGGAATGCGCTATACTCAAGATAGTTCTCAATAGCATAGATAAAGCCACCAAGCTCAAATTCGTTTAGTTTGACAATAATTGTCTTTTCGGGATTTTTAGCATTTTCGGCAAAAGAGCCGTTCTTGGTTTTTTCATTCCAAGAATGTTGCATAATAGCGTTAATGTAAACGCAAGGTTCTTTGTCTTTTCCAGTTCTGCCAACGTTAAAAGAAAACGCGCAGCCAGTGTTTTTAGAATTCGGTTTATAGAGTTGAATCATGCTTGATTTTAAATAGACAGCACGAAAATTCCACTTAAAGTGTAAGATTATATATGGCGTATTTGAATCATAACATCCCAACAATTACTTGCTTAATTCGCAACGAATATTTATTTAATCATGAAAAAGGACACGGAGAATATACTCCTTGCGATGTTCATTCTGTTGCGTCAATTGAGAAGAGAGTTCCTTTATTTGAAGCTTTTTTAAATAATGGCGTCAATTGGACAAGAAGACCAATCACCGCATTTTGTTGGAAAGAGTGTGATCCAGTTCCATTGGAGCGAGCTATGTATTGGGATTGTTTTAGTCCTTATATAGATGTTCAGATTAGAACTAGATTAAAGGGATTACGAGGATTGCTTATTAATTTAGATAATGTAAAAGAAGCTGGCGAGTATATGTTTACTTTAGATTGGTCTTGGGAAAACAAAAGCATATTAGATATGAATTTTTCTGAAACACCAGAACATAAATGCGCTCATGTTTTCAAAATGGATAATGGAAATTTCTACGCCTATCCAAATAACAGAATTATTTGGCATGATAACGCTTGGGTTGATGAGCCAATCTCTAAAAATCCTGGATATAAAATCGACTTGAATGTCTATGCGGTAGAAAACAAAAAAGCGCTATTTACTGATTATAGTTATATGACAGAATTTTCTCACAAAGAAGAAGGAAAAGTGTAATATTGTTTGATGAGCGCGGCATATACAGGCATAAGTATTGAACAAAGATCATGTTTTAATCTGACATTGACTATCCAAAAAAATGGATCTGTCTATAATTTGAGTGGAGTGAATTTAACTGGGCAAATTAGAAGAGATTTTGATGATGAGCTACAAGCTGTGTTCAAAACAGAAATTCTAAGCATTCCAAGCGGTATAGCTAAAATCAGTTTAAGTGGCGCTCAAACAGATGCTATTGATTTAGCTCCTTGCAGTTGGGACTTGTTTGCAGATAAAGAGGGCGAGTGTCCAGACAGGCTTTTGTATGGTCCCGTATACGTTACTAAAAATATCACACAAAATACATGAGCGATCAAATTGTCATAAATGTAATTCAAGAAGGTCCAACCAATGTCAACGTCAATGACACTGGCGAAAATGTATACATCAATCCGATCACTCTCAATCAAGGCGTTACCAATCATTCAGTAACTCACCAATCTGGCGGCAGTGACGAATTATTGCACAATTTATTGGGCGGCTTGAATGGCGGGCAATCTGGTCAGTATTATCACCTTTCTTCTGGTCAGTATTTTAATTTAGTTACTGGAGATGTTGTTCGCCCATCTGAGACTGGCAACTTCATCACCACAAGCCAAACAGGCGCTTTCTACCCACGTTCTAATCCTTCTGGCTTCATCACTGGCGTGGATCTGTCTGCATACGTCACAGGCAACGTTGTGCGCCCATCTGAGACTGGTAATTTTGTCACTACTGATCAAACAGGTGCGTTCTATCCAGCGTCCAATCCTTCTGGCTTCATCACTGGCCTAGATACATCTGTGTATGTTACAGGAGACGTAGTTCGTCCATCAGAAACAGGAGATTTTTATCCTCGTTCTAATCCGTCTGGTTATATCACAGGAGTTGACTTGTCTGGATATGTAACAGGTGATGTGGTAAGACCTTCGCAAACTGGAAACTTCATTACTACAAGTCAAACTGGTGAATTTTATGCAGCATCAAACCCAAGCGGTTTTATCACTGGCGTCGATTTATCTTCATACGCCACTCAAGCTTATGTTACTGGAGCGAGCGGTTCGCTGCAAATTCAAATCACTAATTTAAATAATCAAACAGGCAGCTATGTTTTGTCATCTCAAACAGGCAATTTTATTACTGTTAGTCAGACTGGCGCGTTTTATCCTAGCTCTAATCCTTCTGGATTCATAACGGGAGTTGACTTATCAAATTATAGCACCATTTCTTATACAACAGGAATAAGCGGCGGCTTGCAATCACAAATAAATGGATTAACTTCTCAAACTGGCAGTTACGTTTTGCAAAGCCAAACAGGGAGCTTCTTAACTACTGGTGCCGCCGACAATAGATTTGTCTCATTGAGTGGAGATGAAACAATTTACGGAACAAAAACATTTAGCAATGATGTTTATATTAACCGTTTATATATTACTGGTAGCGAAACAATTGTATCTACAAACAATTTCAGTGTTCAAAGTCCATATATTATTTTGAACTTGACTGGAGGCGCAACTGATGGTGGCATATTCTTCGTTACTGGTTCTGGATTGACTGGGATTAATGATCTTGGGCCTATTATTGGATTTGATCACTCTGATAAATTTAAATTTGGAGTTTCTACAAGAGCGAGTGATTTGTCATCATTGCCGACAATTGGATCAGTTGAGCAAATCAATGCTTTGAGTGGTTATTTAGATCCAAAAATAACTACTCTTAGCAATCAAACTGGCTTTTATGCTTTAAAATCTGAAACAGGTTCGTTCGTCACAACGAGTCAAACTGGTGCATTTTATGCAGCATCAAACCCAAGTGGATTCATAACAGGAATAGATCTTTCCAATTATAGCACAATACCTTATACCACTGGAATCAGTGGATCGCTTCAATCTCAGATTTCTTCATTAGGATCTCAAGCTGTTTATTTAACTGGCAACCAAACTATTTCTGGAATAAAAACATTCAACGACAATCTTTCTGCTATTCAAAACTTTACTTGGGGTAGAGCATCCACAATTGGAAGTTATAGCATGTTTTGCAATCAGACTGATGGAACTGTGCGTTTTTATCGTAGTTCAGATGGTGTTAATCCAATTGAAATTAATATAGGTTCTAACTATATTGGGGCTGGAACGATTCAAACTTCTACTATTAGAAATCAAAATGGCAGTGTATTTTTCCAATTAAACACAAATAATATTGCTGAACAGCGCAATGGTTTAAACCCACAAACTTTTAATATCTACAATACCTATACTAATGCATCAAACTATGAACGTGGATTTTTACAATGGTCTGGTAATACCCTAAAAATTGGAACAGATTCATTAGGAACTGGCGTGAATCGAAACATCACTTTTGATGCTGGAGGTTCAACAAGAATGACCATCTTGAGCGCTGGTAACGTTGGTATCGGTGTTGCAAGTCCAACACAGGGTAAAGTTGTAATTGATGCGCCCGTTGCTGGAGTTAATAGAAATTTAGTATTTGAACAAAGTGTTGCTGCTGCTGGTCAGGTTAATGAAATTGTTTGGCGTTCTTCAGCAGGAACAACCTTTGATTATTCAAAGATTAAAACATCTTATGGAACTTCATTCACGAACAGTTATTTTACTATTCAAGTAGCAAACTCATCTTTTGTTTTACAAGATCGACTTCATATTAACGTATCTGGTAACGTTGGCATTGGGACAACCACACCGAATGAAAGACTAACAGTAGCTGGAAATATAAGTGCAACTGGAACTATTATTGCATCAAATTATAACCCTGGAACTAACGTTGCTGCATTTTTACAATACCCGACAAGTGATAATTTAAGAGCAGCATTAACAGATGACACTGGCACAGGAGCTAATGTATTTGCTGATAATGCTACAATGTCAAGTCCGACAATCAATAATGCACTTACATTAAATGCAACAGGCTATACATTTGGCTCTGGAGCAAGAGATGCTTTGCGTTTATCACAGGGAACTGCAGGTTCATGGGTTAAT